GGATTGTATGCAAACATTAATGCAAAGAAAGCCCGCATCGCTGCTGGCTCTGGTGAGAAAATGCGTAAGGTAGGCTCTAAGGGCGCACCTACAGCAAAAGATTTCAAAGAAAGCGCCAAGACAGCCAAACCAGCTAAGAAGGGTAAGTAAATGCCAGCCAATAAATACACACGCGCACTGTACAAAGTTGGGACTGTAAAGGCTGAAAAGGCCGCGATGGCTAATCGTGACCCAGCCCGCAAAGCCGCGGCTATGAAGATCATGGAGCGCGAAGGAACGACAAGCCCAGCCGGCGGTCGCTCGGCAGTTAAAATGCCGAAACCTGTACAGGTCATCCGCACAACAGTAAACATGAAGCCAACGCCAACGGCAAAGAAACGCTAAAGTGCCTCTGGTCAAGTCGCCCAGCAAAGCCGCGTTCCGCAAGAACATCAAGGCTGAAGTAAACGCCGGAAAACCTGTCAAACAGGCGGTCGCAATCGCGTACAGCGTAAAACGCGAAACCGCTAAAAAAGGTAAAAAGTAACCACAATGGCTGATCCGACAGGTATTAACAAAGTAGGCGATGTAGCTGACATCGGTAGCGATCCAGCTAACACCCGTGGTGACCCTGACACAATGGCAACTATGCGCCATCGGCTGCAAATGTCGATGGCAGCGTATTCGGACAGCCGTGAAGATGAACTAGACGATCTACGGTTTATGGCCGGCAGCCCTGACAACCAGTGGCAGTGGCCAGCCGACGTACTGGCGACCCGCGGCGCGGTGCAAGGCCAGACGATTAACGCACGTCCGTGCTTGACAATTAACAAACTGCCACAGCACGTCCGTCAGGTGACGAACGAGCAGCGTCAAAACCGCCCTGCGGGTAAGGTAATACCCGTCGATGACAACGCTGACATTGAAGTGGCAGCGATCTTTGACGGCGTTGTGCGGCACATTGAGTATATGTCCGACGCTGATGTCGCTTACGACACCGCCTGCGACAACCAAGTAACGTATGGTGAAGGTTACATTCGTCTAATTACAGAGTATTGTAACGAAGAAACCTTCGACCAAGACGTTCGCATTATGCGCGTCCGCAACTCGTTTAGCGTTTACATGGACCCAACGATCCAAGACCCATGCGGTTCTGACGCTGAATGGTGCTTTGTCACGCAGGACATGACCAAAGACGAGTATGAACGCGAATTTCCAGACGCGTCGCCTATTTCGTCGATCATGTCTACCGCTGTTGGCGATGAAAGCCTGTCCGCATGGCTTGATGAAGATACTGTCCGCATCGCGGAGTATTTTTACTACAAGCGCAAGCGTGAAACGCTGAATTTGTATCCTGATAACGTATCTGCGTTCAAAAACACCGACATGGATAAGCAACTGCGCGCCATGTATGGCAAGCCTGTCCGCACCCGCGAAGTAGACCGCAAAAAAGTCATGTGGATGAAAACCAATGGCTATGATGTGCTCGACGAACGCGAATGGCCGGGTAGTTGGATACCTGTCGTGCGCGTTGTAGGCAACGAATTTGAAGTGCAAGGCCAGATTTACGTATCTGGTCTGGTCCGCAACGCAAAAGACGCGCAGCGTATGTACAACTATTGGACCAGCCAAGAGGCAGAAATGCTTGCGCTGGCACCAAAAGCGCCATTTATTGCCTATGGCGGCCAGTTTGAAGGCTACGAAAACCAGTGGAAGACTGCCAACACGACCAACTGGCCGTATCTGGAAGTCAACCCAGACGTTACAGACGGCGCTGGAAACGTATTGCCGCTCCCGCAGCGTGCAGCACCCCCGCTGCCGCAAACAGGTCTAATACAGGCTAAAATGGGCGCTGGCGAGGACATCAAGTCCACTACCGGCCAGTATGACGCATCTTTGGGCGCGCAAGGCAACGAACGGTCTGCAAAAGCCATCACCGCACGCGAAAAACAGGGCGATGTTGGCACGTACCACTACGTAGATAACTTAGCCCGTGCGATCCGTCACATCACCCGCCAGCTTGTCGATATTATCCCTAAGATTTACGACACACAGCGCATTGCGCGCATCATTGGTGTTGATGGTGAAGTCAGCATGGTCAAAATGGACCCAATGCAGCCAGAGCCTGTCAAGGAAATTCGTGACCAAAATGGCGGTTTAATTGAAAAAATCTACAACCCGTCAATCGGCACATACGACGTTATGGTTACTACTGGCCCCGGCTACATGACCAAGCGTCAAGAGGCGCTTGACGCTATGTCGATGATTCTGCAATCCAACCCGCAGCTTTGGACTGTGGCCGGCGATCTGTTTATCAAGAACATGGATTGGCCCGGAGCGCAGGAAATGGCAAAGCGGTTTAAGAAAATCCTTGATCCAAAAGTTTTGGAAGAAGGCGATCAATCGCCAGAAATCATGGCTGCCAAGCAACAAATCGAAGCCTTGTCGCAGGAACTTAACCGCGTCTCTGACATTATGGAGAATATCCAAGACAGCGCGGAACAACAGAAAATCTCTATCGACAAGTACAAGGCTGAAGTGCAGGCTTACGAAGCTGAAACCAAGCGCATCTCTGCTGTACAAAACAGCATGACACCTGAGCAAATTCAGGATATTGTCATGGGTACGATTGCCGGCGCACTGGATACAGGCGACTTGATCGGCGGTTCACCTGAAATGCGCGAAGTACCTCAGATGGACGAACAGATGCAGCAAGCCCCAGAGATGGGTGAGCAACCTAAGATGCCAATGGAAATGCCTGAACAAGCCCCTGAAGGAATGATGTAATGAGTTGCGCTGATTTTATAGGTACACTGTTTCTTGCGCGCGATGTGGCTCACTCGACGCATCTGAACACGCGCAGCTACTCAAAACACAAAGCGTTGCAGAAATTTTATAATGGCATAGTTGATGTCACAGATAAATTTGCAGAGGCTTATCAGGGAAAATATGGCCTAATCGGCCCTATTTCGCTTATGTCAGCTAAGAAGACTAACAACATTGTCGAGTTTCTTGAAGGTCAGGTAGACGAACTTGAGGAAATGCGGTATAAAGTCGTTGATAAAGATTGCACCCCCTTGCAAAATATTATCGACGAGATTTTTGGGTTGTATTATTCAACCTTGTACAAACTGAAATTTTTGGCTTAGGATAATATGTATGTCTGCTAATTTTACCTCTTTGAGTGCCACCGCACAAGTCAAGATTGGTCTTGGTAAGTTGAAGGGTATCTTTGTGTCTTCAGGCACTAGCCCTACGGTTACTGTTTACGATTCCGCAACAGCGTCTACTGGCGATCCAGTTATTATAGAAACTTTTACTGGGGCTACTCCCGGTAACTACGTGTTTACTGGAGACGCAAACGGCGTAGTATTTAGCAAGGGTTTGTACGTCGTTCTCGGCGGTACAACTCCCAAGGCAAGCATTTTTTACGAGTAACTTTTACTCAAAAAACCGTACTGATGCGGCTCATCAGGAACTCTTTAAGGGTTAAACATGGACGATAATGTCTTTACCGAAGCGGATGCCTCCGCGCCAGAACTCGAAGCCACGGCAGCAATCGAGCCTGTAGAAAACACAACGCCGGAAGAGGAATCTGCTGAACAGGAAGCACCCAAGACCTTCTCCCAAGAAGACTTGGACGCCATCGTAGGCAAACGACTCGCAAGAGAGCAGCGTAAATGGGAACGCGAACAGGCTCAAAGAGCAGAGGAAGTGCAGGCACGGCAGCAGCCGATCTATGACATAACCCCTGAACAATTTGAGACTTACGAGGATTACGCAGAGGTTTTGGCCGAACGTAAAGCCGAAGAAATGCTGGTACGCCGTGAAAGGGATACCCAGCAACGTGCAATGCTAGAGTCTTATCACGAACGTGAAGAGGCAGCGCGGGACAAATATGATGACTTTGAACAAGTCGCATACAACCCCAACCTTCCAATCACCGACGCGATGGCAATGGCAATACAAGCATCCGACGTTGGCCCCGACGTGATTTATCACTTAGGTGTTAACACTAAAGATGCCCAGCGTATTTCGCGTTTAGACCCCATTTTGCAAGCTAGGGAAATTGGCATGATCGAGGCGCGGCTTTCAGCCGAACCTACGTTCAAAAAAACCTCCAACGCCCCGGCACCGATTGCACCTGTCACAGCCCGCACCGCTGGTGCGCCAACATTTGATACGACAGACCCACGGTCAGTAAAGTCCATGAGTACGTCAGATTGGATTGAGGCAGAACGGCTACGGCAGATCAAGAAGTACGAGGCACAACGCAACCGATAATTTAGGATTATTTCCATGAGTAACTCGATTTTAACCATCGACATGATCACGCGTAAGGCGCTTGAGATTCTCGAAAACAACTTGGTTCTTACCCGTAACGTAAACCGTCAGTACGATGACAGCTTTGCTGTTGAAGGTGCTAAAATTGGTTCAACCCTGCGTATCCGTCTTCCAGACCGCGCGCTTGTAACTGATGGCGCAGCCCTTCAGGTACAGGATGACAACGAGCAGTTCACAACACTGCAAGTTTCCACCCAGAAGCACATCGGCGTTAACTTCACGACTGCTGAATTGACCATGCAGCTTGACGATTTCGCAGACCGCGTTCTCAAGCCACGTATCTCGCAGCTTGCATCCAGCATCGACGCTGACGTTGCCAACTCGTTCTTGACGATTGGTAACACTGTAGGCACGCCCGGCACTACGCCATCGACTTCGGCTGTTCTTCTTGCTGCACAGCAGAAGCTGAACGAAAACGCTGCTGTAATGTCGCCACGCTATGCAACTGTTAACCCAGCCGCTAACGCTGGTTTGGTCGAAGGTCTGAAGGGTCTATTCAACCCAACCGACACGATCAGCAAGCAGTTCAAGAACGGCATGATGGGTACAGGCGTACTTGGCTACGACGAAATCAATATGTCGCAGTCGATCAAGCAGTTCACCACTGGTTCGCGTACTGCAACTGGCGGCACGACTTCGGCGGCTGTTACTACTG